GCCCTCGCTTGGTCCACCGTCGGGTAGCCCGGCGCGCGGCCCGTAAGGCTGAGCACCCGTCCTTCCCATGGGGCGCATAGCGGGCACTCCTCCGGGGCGTCGCTCACGATGACCAGATCCATGTCATTCTCGATGAGACGGTCGATGTGCCCCTGAATGGCCGCCTGCCCGGCCGCCGTCCGGGTCGCCATCTCGGCGTAGGACTCGATGGTCCACGTCCGGCCTGCCCGGTCNACGAACCCCGTAATGCCCAGGTCGGCGAAGCGGTTCAGCGCCAGCTGCGCCGCCTCACGCCGCGTCAGCGCCCCGGTCAGCACCTGCGGTGCCGCCGTCTCGGCAATCACCTGCCGGTAGACGTCTTCGGCCTGACGCAGTATCCGCAGGTGCGTGGCCCGCAGGTTGCCGATGGCCGTCTGCACTAGCGCCTGGATGGCTCGCTGGTTCGCCGCCGTGAATGCCGTGCGCAGCGTCTCGGCCCGGGCAACACGGCGCAGGTCGACGATGGCCGCCTGGGAGCCTTTCTCGTAGGCGTCGGCGACGATGCGCTCGACCTCGCGCTCGGCTTGCCGGAGCCGACGAATTTCGGCCTCGACCTCGCGGCGCAGGGCCTGGAGCTCCATCAGCTTGCGCTCGTAGTAGCCTTCTTCATCGATGCCGCGGGCGACGCGGCGGGCCACCTTCTCCATCACGATGCGCTCGGCCTCGGCGTATATGCGGCGGATTTCCTCGGCGACCGCTTCGGCCATNGCAGGACTGATCGGCATATGGCATCAATACCTCTGACCCACAACCGCCTCAACAATGCGGTAGTTGAACGGCGCCGGGTGATCGGCCCACAACATCCGGCGTGCGCCTTCGCGTTTATCCTGCAGTTCGAGCCAGCGCAGAGCGCCGACGGGCAGTTCTTCCTCGGCTGCCCGTTTCGCATCCTCCACCGAGGCGTACACGCCGAGTAGTTCCTGTTCGCACCAGAGAAGGAAAACGGTCATGGGCTTCATCGCCTCCAATTCGGCCATGTCGGCGAAATGGGCACGACTATCACTCCGCTTTCGGCGGTACGATGGCGACCTCGAAAGAACGATAGTCACCTGCAAAACACACGTCCTGCAGGAACGGCACGTAATCGATGCCCTTCTGCTTGGCGAACTCGTCAAAGCACCGCAGGCAGACGACCCGGTTCTGCCAGCGCCTGGGCACGATGCGCTGCCACAACTCGTCTGGGACGTGGAAGTTGAATCCGTCCGCCTGCCCGCACACCTTGCACTTCTGCCGCAGTTCGCGGCAATCGCTGAAGTGCCGCCGCATCCAGCGCCAAGGGAGTGCCAGATAGCGTTCAAACTGCCGCCAGAGGCCCCGCCAATCCATGTTAGTCAATCCCCACCTGCATCGGGTCCGGCACCAGCATCCCCTGCTCCTGCAGGATGCGCTGGACCTCGGCGTCCACTTGTTCGCTGTCCCAGTCGGGATGCAGCATCTCGACCAGCGTNCGGGTGNNCGCCGCCTTCGCCCGGGCCAGAAGCTCCACCGACTGCGCTACCTCGTGGAACGAGTCGGCGATGCTGTCCTCTAGCGCGACGTTCGGCCTATACGGCTCGATGGAGCGGTTGCCGAAAATCTCCCGGTCGATGACCAGCATCATCCAGAGCACGTCGGCGACAGCCGGTTCCCAGAAGCGGCGCTTTTTCTGGCTTGTGATGAGGCTCTTCCGCTCCCGGATCCGGAGCGCCGTGCCGCTTTCCGCCCTGCCCTCGATGTGTAAGCCAAAGCTCTGTGGGCTGTACCCTGCGGCCGAGATGATGCGCTCCAGGTAGTGGAGGCAGGTCCGCTCATACTCCTGATACCGGATGGCCGGCTGGAACATTTCGGGCTTCGTCTGGCCCCCCGACGAATCCATCGCCATGCCGACGAAAAACTCCNTGTCCTCGTCGAACCGGAGCACGCTTCCAATGCCGCCACCATCCTCGGCTCGCTCCAGCCATTCCTCGGGCACGATGCCCCGCGCCTTGGCCAGCCGGATCTCCCGCTGCCAGCTTGTGTAAACCTCATCCAAAGCGTCCATGAGCCCCTCGCTGCCCGCGTAGTCGCTGCGCCCAAGGTAAGCCCCGATGGGGTGCGACCTGAACGTCCGGTTCGGCCGGACATTGGGTACGTAGCGAATCGCCAGGGTATTCGACATCGCCGGTGGCAGTTGGATGACCTCGGGCAACGTAGCCGTCTCTGGCCGGGCCGTCAGGGCCACGCGGCGGCCCAAGTTGTCCTCGGTGCCCCGATACAGGGCATGCAGGATGACGCCTGGCTCGTGCCTCTCGACGTGGCGCCAGACAGTGCGGCCGTCGTTCTCCAGCACGCGCCATAAGGTGACGGCCCGCAGATACCCCCAGGCGAACTCGGGTAGTGCACAATCAGCCTGGACGACGCGGAGAATTGGGTGGTCCGCAACCTCAAAGTCCCAGGCAGGCCCGATGAACACGCCGCCCAGAGCAGCCGCCGACTCCGCTGCTTCCAGGAGCTTGCTGTGCACACCGCCGGCGTCGAAAATCTCCCANANGCGATCCTGCGCTTCCTTGGCACCGTCCGGAGCCCTCTCATCATGGGCCTCTGGGATGCTAATATCCGGAAGCTCGCTAAACAGCAAGTCCGCGCTGGTCTCTGCGATGTCGCCGGCAATGGGCACATGGAGCATAACCTTGCGCTCATTCCGGAGCTCCTTAGCCCAAAACCGCCCCCGCGGGTTCGGCGTCTCGACCAGCCGCGAGTACACATCGGCCAGCTGGTTCGGATCGCCCGAGTACCAGGCAGCCCACTCGGCGTATTTGGCGAAGATCGGTTGCCAGATTTCTGGCGGCCACTTCTGGTTCTCGGCAGGCAGCGCCACTACACAGCCGCTCCTTTCATACCCGTGACCCAGCGCAGCCAGAATTTCCGCGTGCCGCGCACGGCATAGCGCAGCGCGTCGGGACCGTGGTCGTTCTGCTTAATCGGGACGTCTTCGCCGCGCTCCTGCGCCTTGGCGTCCCACACGTAGGTACCCATCTCCTCGATGAGCCCCGTGCAGGACTCGTGGATTCGCAGCCGACCGGCGCCCAGCAACGTTGAGACGTCCTGGATACCGTCAATAACGGCGTTGTCTGCGGGCGTGATACCGCGCACGCCGTCGTGATACAGCTGTACGATGAAGCTCGCCGCCGACGGGTCAACGAAGATCCGCCGTGGCGTCACGTTACCGATCCACCGCCGGTATTCGGCGCTGAGTTGCTGGTCGGTCAAGCGGCGGCCTTTGGCCGCGCTGTCCCAGCGCCATTCCCGGGTGACATACAGGCAGTCGTCCGCACCTTCACCGACCAGCAGGAACACCGTCGGGTTTGTGGTGCCGTAGTCGATGCCGACCCAATAACGTCGCATGGGCGGCAGCGCCGTAACGACGTGCTGAGCCGGATCGAACATGTCATAAACGACGCCTTCCGCCAGCGCCCACTGGCCGAGGATNAAGCGCTTGTACCATAGCCCCGTGTACTCGCGTTTCAGCGCCTCGACGTACTCGGCCGGCAAGTGTGGGTTGTCCTCGAGCCCAAAGGACCAGTGCCGGAGGTTCAGTTCCTCCGCCCGGTCGAGGTAATTTTTTTTGAGCCAGTGAAACGGCGAATCGGGGTTCGTGGTGCCAAAGAAGGCCGCCCCGGGCTCGGACAAGCGCGAGAGTAGCATCGTGAAAAATGACTCCGGCCATAGCGTGATCTCGTCGCCGTACGCGCCCACAAGCGTCAGACCGCGAATCTTACTCTCGCTGCGCTCATCGTTGGCCCCTGCGAGGTACACGCGACGCCCGAGGATTATCGCTTCGCCCTTGCCCGTTGAAAGGTGAAATTCATCCTCGTCCAAGAGTTCCGCGATGGGATCGAGAATGTTGCGCTTCAACGTTCGCTCTGTCTTTCCCACCATCAGCAGCTCTCCGGGAGGGCCGTTCTCGATGAAGTCAAGCCAACGCAGGATGCTGGCAATCGTCTTGCCGGAGCGCACTGAGCCGTGCCAGATGTTAATCCTCGCTGTCGACTCGAGTATCGACCTCCGCTGCTTCCCCGTTGGCAGTGACAGCTTCACTGTCTTCGGCCTCCCGAAGTTTCTCCATCAACTGAGAAATCAGGCCGCGTTTACCAAAACCGTCGGGCATCGCATTCCGGCGCCATCGGTCGCGCCGGCGATTCGTGAGCCAAAAGATAATGGCCGTCACGTCGGGAGGTACGGTCTTCGTTATCTTTTCGATCCGCGCGGCCTTCTCTCCGTCCGGCGTCTGGTANACGANNCGTTTGACCTCCTCGTACTCGTAACCTAAAGCCCGTCGCAGGAGAGCCTTTTCGACCTCCACATCGACGGGCTTCTTGCCCTCTTTTAGGGCTTCCCGAAATTCCGGATACCGGTTTTGCCATTCGTAGAACGTCGAAATGCCGATGCCGAACTTCGCGGCGATCTCTTTGTCCTTTAGGCCTTCAAGCGCGTACTGATACGCCAGCCGGGGAACGATGTCGTCGCCTCCGAGCTCCTCGTATTTGGAGCGGCGCCCTACCCTCTTTTCCGGCATGGGCACCACCTACTTCGTATCGGTCTTGACGATATACTCAGCCCGGCTGTAGGTGCGCTCGCGAACCATGAGTTTCAAGAAGTCCTCACGCGAGATGTCCGACAGCCGAAAGATCTCCTCGGGCTTCATGCCGAGTTGCTTGCTGATCTCCTGGACTGTCTTTCCGGAGTCAAGCAAACGCTTGACGATGGCCTTCATAGGTTCTAGGAGGTGCGTTCCGCGCGCCCGGTTATGCGTGACCGTGCCGTAGATGTTTCCGGCCTCGTCTTCGTGATGCACGATGACGACAGGAACCTGACCCTCGAGCATCGAGAAGAGAGGTTCCTGTCCGGAAACCATCCATCGGTGGAAACCGTCTATGATCGTATAGTCGGGCCGTACGACGATCGGCAGCGTCCAGCCGTTGGTAAGGATCGACTGCTTCAGGAGTTCAAGGTTCTGTTTGCTCACGACGTTCGGGTTATAGTCGTTAGCCCGCAGTTTATCGCGGTCAACCCAATGTAGCGTTCTCAGCGGAGCTTTCAAGTCTCTCAGGGACGTTCCCCCCTTTCGACGCGGTCTTCCGCTTCGCCCTAATCGCATGACCATGAAAAACCTGCGTATAGATTCCTCTTAGCGTCCTCAGCTTAGGATCACCCGCTATAAGCCCCTCGTACATCCTCCGGAAATCCTTTTGCGTCGCCACGGCATGCATTACCAAGAACGCCCGACGATACCTATTCGCGATACGCCTCTTGAGCGGAGTATCGAAGCGCTCATGGTCGCTAAAGAGCTCGATGAGTTTCTGCTTATAATCAACCTCCGTATCCGTTCTCTCCGCTTCAAGCTCTCTTCTCTTGCGAGTNCTCCNNCGGAACATCTCGCTGTCCCAGTACAGGGCTGCGAGATATGCGTTCGGCTCCCGACGTATCACCCGCTCCATCAAGTCGGGATAGTACTCGTTCATCTTCACGAGATGCTTCGCAGTATCAATCGAGAAGAACTGAGATACGCGCAAATCCCTTACGGATCCGCCCGACTGCCATAGATACAAGTAGACCTCCGGAATCTCAATCTTGTGCTCTAAGAGGTAGAGCCAAACGTCATTGTCTCGCCAGTCGAAAATCGGCAAGAAGATGTTGCCTCTGCTGAGATTCCGCCCCGCGGCTGCATGTCGTCCGATATTCGTG